CGTGCCGCCTGAACAGTGGTGAAGCCCTTTACACTTTTGCGCATAACAGCTGGTGGATTTGCATACGCCAAAGCTTACGTCCATTGATGTCCATCTCGTAGTCTGCGTTCTTTGCAAAGAACACCACATCGCCCACAGACAGTCCCTCCTCGTCAAGCCATTTGCTTCCGTATACGATACGTCCCCACCGCTTCTCTGGTTCCTTAAACGTAACTAATTCGATAACATCGCTCTTGAGTTCAGGCTCAATGTCTACTGGCTCAAGGAACACCCAGTCGGCAACAGCCAACAGCGTTCCGTCTGGCTTTTCAATCAGATATGCCTGATTTCCCTGACCACCAAATGGGTCGTAGTTGACGCGGTATACCTTTTCGTTGGGGTCAACGATTTGGTTGTCGTTCAGTGCAACGTGGTGGTGATGGAACACGTAGTCTCCAACCTCTAGCTGAGAGTCGAACTTAGCAGGCACACCAACAACCTTTGCCTTCATCGTGCGGTGTTGGAACTCGTTGAACTTGGTGTCTACATAGATTTCCGTGTCGCCAATCTTCATAGTGTCGTTGACAGCTGACGGAATATGTACGAGGATGTGATATAAGGGTGTCATAATAAATTAAAATAAAAGTTGTAAGTCGGTTACAACTAGAAGTTACAGTCGTACTCTACGATGGTTGGCATACCTTCGATTGTCTTCCACAGCATAATGCTGTTGTCTTTGTTGAGGTAGATCATATACCTGCGCTCTCCGTGACGCACTAGGTACTGCCCATCAAGCATAATGGCGTGAATTTCACCATCCCCAGCCTTCTGACCCACATAGTAGGCCAAGGCTTTTAGCGGGTCATTGCCCGCAATAATTTTACGAATAAGGTCCATTTCATTTAATTTAGTTCAAATTTAGCCAGAAATCTGGATCAGACGAATCGGAGTCGTCATCGTCTTCATCCATCTCGGCGTATGATGTTGCTAGGTGCATCAGTAGGGAGTTCATCTCCTCGGTGTTGTCCACATCAATTGTAGATATAGACTCCACCACATTCTTTCCGTCAAGCTTTCCTGTGACGATTCCCATAGTGGCAATCATCATAAAGTCTTCGTAGAGCCCAAGCTCTTGGGCCTTCTCCATAATATCCTCGAAGCTGTTTCGTGCAAAGATGAACAGCTCTACCCTAGACTCTGCCTTATCCATTAGAGCTTACGGATGTGGAATACGCTAAACTCATTGACACTTGCCGCAGCAGCAGATGCTAATGCCCTTACAGAAACAACATCGCCACTGGCCCCATTAATGATGGTTGACTGAGTTAGGAAGTTGTCACTGATTGTAGCAAAACGAGTCTGAGACGTTCCAGCTGTTGTTCCATTAATATCAAATAAAAACGTAACATCTGTGTTGGTGGATGAAGTGGTAATGTTTGCAGATAGTGTAATCTCATATACGCCATCCACGTTAAATCGGAATGATGTTAGGTTTCCTCCGTACGCGTTACCCAGTGTGTATACTGTTGACGCGTCTCCAATTAGCACAGTGTCTCCTCCTCCAGAACCAACGCTAGCAAAGTCAAGGTATACTGCTGAGGTGGTAAGGTTAATGGTTGGCTTAACGCGAGCAACAACCTCTGGGGCAGACTGGTACTGGTTTGGGTTAATCAGTGAAGCAAGCGAAGAGTAGTCGATACGCTTCCACGTGGTAAGCGACGCATCATAGATAAGGAATCTGTCACCTGACGCAGGGGTGCCAATGTCAGAGATGGCCGAAGGGTTAGCCAGACGAACATCTGAGCCCGATACCCCGAGAGGGAGAGATGCTGTTGTTAGTGTGCCGCCAGAGAAAGCTGCAGCGTTTAGGGTCCGCTTAACAACTTGGTTCGAAGCATTAAGCAAAAGCGCATCAACCTCCGTTGAGCCAGTGGCTGGAACAGTTGGGAACTCAAGGGTTCCATTCACGCCAACCTTTCCTGTTGCGAGCTGAAGTGCTGTTGCCACCCCGTCGCCAGACTCTACATTCTTCAGTGATGTCGTAGCGGTGTTTGTCGCTAGCTTCAGCAGCGAAGCAAACGCATTCTTTACCTTCTGTCCGCTAAGTGTTGCCATATTCTTTACTTTTGCTACAAAGATACAATTTACTTCATTGGCTAAAAAGTTCAAGAAAAAGGTAGACCTGAAGTTCAGGGATTTCGCCTACCGAGACGACCGCGGTGCGCCTACGTACAAGTTCACGTGGCACGCAAACAAGTACATCAAGGCTAAGTACGGGATGATACCCATCCAGATAGAGTTCCTTCTGTTTGCGTACGACCTTGAGTTCTTCACCATCGAATGGATGGCCAAACAGCTATCTAAATCCTACAACCAAACGAAGGATTGGCTTACTGTAAAGCTCCGCAAGAAAGGTTTTCTGTTTGACTATTTCTCCAAGGACGACATCGACATACACAAGGACACGTCTATGTGGTTTCGCGAAGAGAACAGATGGAACTACCGCAAGCGCTACGCACTAACGCAGGAAGGAAGAAAGATTGTTGAGGAGTGGGTGGCGATAACCACTGGGCAGGTGAAGGTCGACCTAGAGTACGACCCACGAGCAATCAACACTGAGATTATGGACCGCGCTGAAGGTATACCAACAAAAGTATTGGGTAGAAAGCTAAAGGGCCACGAGGATACACCCCTAGCAAAGAAGATAATAGAACGTGCTAAGATTGATGGGAGGGGTATAGCCGGAATTTTGCCTCCTTCGAAGCCCCCTCGTGGGGAGTGAACTTACCATCCTTGTCTGGCATAAGGTAGTAACGACCCCTCTCCATCATCCAGTGATGACCTTCAGGAGCTGATACCATTATATGGGTCTGTTTCTTCTTGGCTTTCATTTCTTAGCTCTGTTACGTACAGCAGAGATGAAACGACGCTCTTCGTGGTCGTAGTCTAGACCATCTCCGTTGCCATATTTACCAGCTTGGCGGTTCTTCTTGTTCAGAAACGCACGATACTTCTTCCGCTCTTCTGTAGAGTGGTACTCCTTGTCGTACTTCTTCTTCTTCTCGTACGCCTTTGGGTTCTCGTCGTAGTACTTTTTAGTTTTCACTTCTCTAGTTCAAAGATTAAGTCGTCGTATCTTCCTTTGTTTTCTCGAAGATCAAAGGTCCGATATTTTTCGTAACCGAATTTTTTAGCCCAATTAGCCAACTCATCAAACCATTCTACGTGCTGAAGATCCTCAATGATGAGCCTACCACCTTTCTTAACCTTCGGCATCCACAACTCGATAGCATCCTTCATACTTTCTAGCGTATGTGGTCCGTCGTCAATGATGTAGTCGTAGCTGTTGTCCTTGTGGCTAGCCACTACGGACTTATCGTATCCGTCTGCAATGATGATTTCGATTCTAGGGAACTCTCGACCTAGTGAAGCCTCATTGTAGTTCTTCAAGCAGGCATCTGTTACATCAATTCCAACAATCTTAGCATTAGTAAACCACTCGTGCCAAAGAATAAGGCTTCCTCCGTTCTGTACTCCAACCTCAAGTATTGATGTAACATTCTCGGGGTTGGTGAATTCATTAGAGTAGTATCCTTCTATGTAATCGTGGTATGACCCTTTGTCTGTAGTATGCCATCCATTAGCATCTACGCAGTACTCGTTGTATATCTTACTTAGACTCATAAGCAATTTTGCTTACAATCTCTAGATTGCGTACCCCAACAACAGCACGATCAGCGCTTACTTTCTTAACGCCTCTGCTGTTTTTTAGTCGTTTCTTAATCGATTTTGCCATTTATGTGATTTTTTCTTTCGAGGTACTTGACAAAGTTAAAATCTTTTTCGTACACTTGTAATGAGCAAAGCGCTCAACCCAATCTTAAAACCAATCAAGATGAAAAAGACAATCCTTTCAGCCCTGCTCCTAGCTAGCGCATCACTCTTTGCAATCGAACCTCCTAAGTTCCTTCAAGGATTCAACTACAAAATAGAGACAGCTGTCACGGAAGACGGAGTGGAATTCGAATACTTCGTTATCGAAGACGATGAGTTCATCCGATTCAAGAAGTCAGTAATGAGCTACAAAAAGACTGGCTTTGATCTCGAACGTAATGGCCTGCTATGGGTCTACCGAGAAATCGACGGATACGAAGTGATGAGTGCCCGAGGGTTCAGCTTCAAACGATTCGTAATCGTACAAGAATAAAGAAGGGGGCTTGGGCCCCCTTTCTTATTTCTTCTTCTTTGGGATCATCCCGCCGTACTTCAGCTTAAAGCCTTTGCGACGTGCCTCCTCCATTGTGAAGTCTGCAGCTGACTTTCCAAGTGCAGCACTCTTATCTTTTCCTGCTTCGATAGCTGCCTTAGTAGATGGGCTGAGTTCTCCTGGCTTACGAGCAGGAGCTACTTGAGCCTTAGGAGTAGCAGTTGTTGCTGGCTTCTTCATTGCTGCCTCGCTACGCTTAGCTGCTTCAGGAGTCATACTGCCAACGGTTCCCTTGCTAGCGCCTGCGCGCTCAGCAGGAGAAATGCCACGCTTCTCTCCGCTAACTGTCTTGTAGGTAGGAGCTGCGGCACGCTGTTGGCTGGTGGCATAAGCCTCTGGCTGCTCCAACATACGATTAGCCTTGTTGATGGCCATCTGACGGCGAACAAGATTAGCATTAGCCTCTGACTGCTCGCGAGACTCTTGGCGACGCTTTTCGTAGGCCGCAGAGGTCTTGCCTTTTGCTGCTGCCTTCTTAGGGCCTATTCCGCCCGCTTGGTACTTCTTAACCTTCATAGCTGTTTCTTTGTTGCAAAGTTGTTACTTTTTAGTCCTCGTATTCTTCGTAGTAGCAAGCCTTAATCTTGTAGTGGGTTGGCATCATCTTACCTGCTTTGACAGCAGCCTTGATTTGCGCAACAGCCTCTTCAAGCGATGTGGCCTTGACCATAGCCATCTGACCCATCTCTTCCATCTTGCCACCTTCGTTGTACTTCTTGACTTTCATTGTTATTTCTTTTTTCCGTAGCCCAAGTACTTGTACACATCAGAAGCACTAGCTCCTGCTACGTTTACCTTACCACCGCCAGCATACTTCGGCATATAAGAGGCACGAGCCTTTTCTTTAGCAGCACGCTCAGCCTTAGCCTTTGCTTCCGCCTCACGGAGTTTGCTGTTGGTTACTTTCATTCCTTCGAAGATACCAGACTGATCAGCACCTACACGACCAGCAGCCCTGTAGTCCTTCATCTCACGACCTTGCTGAGACTTGAGCTTTGTTACAGCCGCCTCAGAAGGAGTGAACGACAGCTTAGCAGCATCACTCTTAAGATGAGCAGGCATCTTCTTGGGGGGAACCTTGCCACCCTTCTGGTAAACGGTCATCTTTGCTTTCATAGCTACAAAGTTACCTATTTATAAGGAACGTATTTTGTCTTGCCACCTTCTTTGATGGCCTTGAGAATCTGCTTGCGATTAGCACCCTTGCGGTATCCTACGTGTACCCAGTCAGGATTCTTGTCTGTCCCAAACTCGTAAATCAGTTGGTCGAACTCAAGGTTATCCTTGATAAACTTAAACACATCCATATTGGTAACCCCATTGCCGTGACCATCCTGATCCAAGTCCAACGCACGTCCGTTGTTGTGGTCAGAAGTAGAGCTACCACCAATCGCCTTGTTCAAGGCAGCAGAGCGATATCCACTAGATATGTAGATTGGAACACCAAAGTGCTCACGAACCTTGTCGAACACCTCTTCACAGATCACCTTCAGGTTCTCCAGATGCTCTGCTGTTGGACCATTGTCAATCCCCTTGCGCTTGGCAGTATCACTCCGTGTTACCTCAGCCAACGATACGTACTTACTTAGTTTCATACGGCAAAGATAGTAACAATAAAAAGAGGGCCGTAGCCCCCTAAGCAGATGATATCGTCACAACACCAACCACTAAGCAAATTTAGGGTTTTTCATCCTAAGTAAAAAACTAGATGGTAGCATAACCCAGTCTCTTGATATAAATGAAAATTTTGTTTTTCTAACGTCAGCTAAACTATTATTCTTTATGTGTTTATTGTATCCATTGCTCAAACCATTCCTGTTGACCCACTTCAAAAACGTTGTATCGGCCACGTTTATCGATAGTGCTGCAGATTTAGCAGATAGAAATATAAGTTTAGTATTTAAGTTAACGTATATGTATGCACACCCGCCATTTCCTCCTCCTGCAACATTATAGCAGTTTTCAGACCTGTATGCTGATATCCATATGTTCTCAAGTTCATTTAGCTGCTCCAGAGACTCGGCCCAACATACTACCTCTGTCTCAAAGTTTTCTTTGCCATAATCCTCAAATGCTTGCGTAAGCACCTTTCCAGACCCTTTGTATGTTGTGTCAAACTTGTGCGACTTGTGCTGACCTATATATATCCAGCCGTTTAACTTGTTAGTTGTCTTGTAGATATATCCAACCATAGCGTGTTAGTGTTGTGACGTTGCAAATGTACGACAACATTTTGTAGTTTCGTTTTTTTGTTGTAACTTCGCTAAGGCTAGAGCCGATAGACAGAACGCAGACTAACTAAGCTCTCTTATCATCGAGAGCCTACTTAGCCTACCAAACAAAGCAGGGGGCGGCGCCTCAAGCAGAGCCCCCTCCCTCACCGCCGATAGCAAACTAAGCCAAAGCAAACACAAACCGCTCAGCTACCCAGAATATAGGCGCACTATACCCTAACCATAGCTGTTCAATCCATAACAGCAATTAAGTAGCCAACAATAGTTTTTTCTTTTTTAGAATAACCAACTTGTATCCAGTGTTAGATATAAGTATCTAGGGGATTATATACATAATCGATCGTTCGCGCGTGCGTACGGAAACCGATTCCTAGACGTATGGGGATGTGTTTGACAGCATTTCGTTCGTAGGTTTCAGCGTTTTTTGCTTAGATACTTGCGTATAAACTGACTGATTTTGCTGAGGAATCTTGAGTTGAGTTCCTAGGGAAAAGGAGGAACAATCCCCCCCTACTTCACCCATTTCTCCCCACTATTCCCCACCTTGCCCACCTACTATGCGCACTTGTGTACGCGCTCACACGTATACGCGCGCGCATTATGCGCGCACGCGAGCCAAAGGAATTCGCTTAATTTTTTATGCGATTTTGTTCAAGGTGTACTTTTTTTTAGGAAATTTCGCTAGGGGTATTGCATATCTCAAAAAGTCGTTAAACCTTTGACTCAACAAAAAGAAACAACCTCTTAAAACCTCAAGCGATGAACACTTCACCACTTTACAACAC